ACAATTAGTATTGTCTTCAAAAAATTTTAATGTCTTCTTATGTGTCTTTAAGTTCTGGTCTATCTTTGCTTCTAACTTATGTAATTGTGTAAACTTATCTTTTGTCTTTGTCTTGCCTAATAATTTCTGTTCGTTCTCATTAAGTTCTTTATTAAGACTTTCTATTCTAGTCATATAATCTCTCTTATGACTATGTGCTTTTTCTATGTCTTCTTTCTTTTTAGATATAGCGTCTGTATCTCTACCTTGTAATTCATTATAATGTTTCTCTTGTAGTTCAACTTTATTCTCAATCAAATCTACTTGGTGTCTTAATGTAGTAATGTCTTTTGTTAAATCGTTTTGTTTACTCTTTAATAAGTAGTTCATATTTTGAAATACTTTAATGTCTAATATTTCTTCAATTACTTCTCTACGATTCCTTGACCTCATCTTCATAAATGGTTCATAAAGAGAGGACCCTAATATAACAACTTGGCAGAAAGACCTATAATTCAATTTCATTATATTTTGTTCTAAATGTTTTTGATAATCTATACTACTTGCGTCTTGGTTAATTAAAACTCCATCTTTATATATTTCAAATACATTAGGTTTAATTCCTCTTACAATTTTATACTTTTTAGGACCTACACTAAAGTTTATTTCTACTAGGGTATCAGCATTATTAATACTATTAACCATTTGTTCTTTCTTAATAATTCTAAATGGTTTGTTAAACAAAGCAAAACATATTGCGTCTAATAAGGTTGACTTGCCTGACCCATTAGTTCCAATAATTAATGTTGTTGGTTGTTCTGCTAGATTAACACTTATAGGAGTATTACCTGTTGATAAAAAATTCTTCCAAGTTATATTATGAAATATTATCACTTATCTTGTACCTCTTGGTAATACTCTTTCATTATAGAGTTTATTTTTGCCTTATCTAATTCAGTATCTAAACTATTAATATAATTTTGTAAGAAAGTTAAAGTATCTTCTCCTTGGTCTAATATAGTACTATCTGCTGTTGCATTAATATTATAACTATCTTCTACAACATTAACTTCGTGTGTGTTAATCTCGTTGTGTAATCTATCAATAAATTCTCCGAATTGATTTGGGTCTGTTTTTTCTTCTACTATAACTTTTAAATGTTTGTCTTTATAATCTGTTATATCCATATTGGCATAACTTTGTTTTGTATCATTGTATATAATCTTTTCAAACATAGTAAGTGGATTTGGTATTCTCGTTAGTTCTCTTGTATCTGTATCAAATATATGAAACCCTTTTGGACATTGATAATCTGACCAAGTTATTTCATATTGAGTTCCTAAATAATATATTGTTCCGTTATCTGATTTTCTATGATAATGTCCAGACAATACTTTGTCAAATCTTTTAAATTGATTCATTTCTAAACCAACTTCCTGAAAGTGTCCTTTGTGCATTTCAAAACCTTTAATTTCTAAATGACCCATAGCAACTTCGGCGTGTGAATTATCAATTTCAAATATACTTTCTTCTTCTGTTTCAGGACATATCCAAGGTAATAATAATATATCTAAACCATCAAAGTTAACCGTAGCAGGTTTATCATATATCCAAGGTTCATTTTCACCATCAAAGGTTTTGATTAAGTGTGTGAAATTTACTTTGTTTGTATTCTTGTAATATGTGTCGTGGTTACCTAGTATAATATGTGTATCTATTTTTAAGTTCCACAATCTTTTCCAAAAGTTCTCTTGGAAGTTATGAGCAGTATTGAAGTTAATAAACTTTCGTCTATCAACAACATCGCCTAAATGGATTAATGTTTTAATGTCGTGTTGTATTATATACGGAAAAAAGATTTCATCATAAAATCTATTAAAGTATTTTACAAACGCAGGATTATCATTTCTAGCACCGAAATGGGTATCGTTCAACAAAGCTATTTTCATAATATAATTACTTTATAAAGTCTTCTAAATTCGCCTTCGCTTTTCTAACTCTTTTTTTAGTTGGTTTTGGTTTTGATTTATTCTTACTTAATGTTGGTTCTTCCATAGGAAGATTCTTTTGTAAAAATTCTGTAAATTGATTCTTAAAATCTCTATCGTCTCCTGGTTGCAAAGTCATATCATCGTAATTTGCGTCCTGAATTAGTTTATGTTTAATAATTGTTTGTTTCTTTTCTTTCTGTATTCTTCGTACAAATGCGTAATAGATTATTTGTGTAAAATAAGCAAACGGATTGTTTGACTTTTCGGGATTAAAGTTTCCTAGATATTGTAAACAATTCTCAATACCATCACTTATCATATCGTCTCTAAATGTATAATTGATAAAGTTTGGTCTATATGATAAATGGTTTGCAATCTTTAAAAAACACTCACCTATGTAATTGGTCACAGGAGGATTTTTTCTGCCTCTCTTTTTCGCCTTATTACACTTATCTTTATACTCAATCATTGCTTCTAAAAACACTTTGTTATTTACATAGTGTTCCTTTTTAGCAGGAGTTCTAATTCTTTTGGGTTTTTCTGAAATTGTTTCTTTTGTCATTATGTTCTCACTATACTATATTTTGTTGTTAGAGTCAATAACCTAACTATTTTTTTCGGTCCCTGGTATGGCTTATTGACAGGATTAGTTTTATATGATATATTCAGCGTGTTGCCGCTGAGAGATAGAGTCTATAGAGCAACTATTAATGAATAGTTTTCTTCTTAATATCGTCATCGTGGATATCAGTAAATTCATCTATTATATCATCAAGTTTATTATTTAATTCATCTTGTTCCATTCTGGACATTATTTCTCGGTCCATCAATTTTCGTGTTCTCGGATTATCTTCTCGTCTATGTAATTTATCACCAATATGATACTCGCCAACAACGGCTCTATATGACTTAATCATATCATCGCTAGCGTTTGTTATTGTAAGTATCTTATCTTTTGGAATAGTAACCAATTGATCCTGTGTGTATCCTACCCATTTAACCAAGGCAATATAATCTTTAATACCCAAGTTAGTTATTTGAGGTACATATTTAATCTCCAATGGTTTATCTAGTGTCAGCAACGGCGAATTCGCTGTATCTTTATTTGTAGGTATCACGCATACAACATCTGTTCCGTTAATAATCTTAACGACTTTAACCGTTGTAGTTCCATCAGGATTTAGCTCATTAGGTTTAGGTGCCATATTACTCCTTTAATTCCACATTGTGGATTTCGTAATCAAATCCTTCTTCGTTGTATATATTTATTCTTTCTCTAAAATGCTGTAAGGTATAATTTTCTTTTTCTCTATAAGATACATTATCAGATATATCATATAAAGTTGCATTTGTCTTGTTATCTCCTAGTCGGAGACCACGACCTATTGATTGTAAATTTCTTATCCTAGACTTACTAGGACTAGCAAAAATAATGTTATGCAAGTTCCGTATATTAATGCCTGTACTGAAAGTCCCATAACTTGCAACGATAATAGCGCCATCAGATTTTTCTGTAATTGCTCTAATCTTTTCTCTTTCGTCTGCATCCACTCCACCGTGGACATAAAATACTTGTTTGTCAACAGCTTTTGCTTTAATTGATTCATAAAGTTCCTTTCCGTGTTTCTCTACATATTGGAATAAACATAGTGTATTACCAGATAAACCACAACATAGATTTCTTATATATTTATTTCTTGCCTTACTAGCACATAAAAAGTCCATTTCTTCCTGATATGTTTTATCCTTTAAGAAGTCTCTACTATTCTTACCGTGTGATAATACTAAACAATTGATTTTAAACTTCGCTAGTTGTTTCTTCTCAATTAAGTCAGTAGTTTGTGCTACTTTATTTACAGCACCAAACAATCCTTCTAGTACTAGTTTATGTGTCTTACTACCATCTAAAGTTCCTGTCATACCTACTCTATACTTACAATTAGTCATCTTCGTCATTATACTTGTTAGGGACTGGCTTTTGAATAAATGTGCTTCGTCTCCAATGATACAACCAAAATCAGCAAACCATTTTTTAGGTAGTTTGTATATTGATTGCCAAGTAGATATTACTATCTTCTTTGGAGTATCTTTATCGTGTCCTTGATATATTCTATGAATATGACTTGTATTATATCCATAGTCTTTGAAATCTTTATATAATTGTTCTACTAAATTTGTTGTAGGTACAATAATCAATACCTTATTTGCTTTCTTATTTCTTAATCTTAATAGTTGAAATCTTAATATCAGATATGCGATTAATGATTTACCAGACGCTGTAGGAGATAATAATAAACATCTGTCTTCTTGTATAGCGTGATAAAACGCATTGAATTGATAGTCTCTAATAGTTAAAGGTATCTTTAATGCTTTACAAAATTTAGCACACTCTAACTTATCTAATGGTTCTTTTTCTACTTTTAATTTGGATACAATTGTTATATTATTGTCAACACAAAATTTCTTTATATAAGGTAATAGACCATAGTATATTTCGCCACTTGCATACTTGAATAGTCTTATCTTTCCATCCCAATATCTACTTCTATATTGTGGCATAAACTTATATCCAGGAACTTCAAAAGTAAAAAATTCTGATAGTTCTCTACGGATATCGCTGTCTGCTTCTATTGAAAGATATACTTCATCTTTCTTTTCTATTATTATATAACGATTTTCAACCATTAATTAAATAGCGCCAGAAGTAAACTTACGCCATTCAATTGTGTCTTTTATTAAAAATCCTCTATTAGATATTTGTCTGATTGTTTTGTCAAGGTAATCACATATAGTTTTTAAGTACTCAACTTTTTGTCTTAACTTTATATAATCCTCATCTGCTTCAATGTACTTATCAACATCTTGTTTTAAAATTTTTAAATTGAATGGTTTGCTTTGATATACTGCTGGGTCAGCTTTTCCTGTATAATATTCCCACTTATGCAATTTAATAATTGCTAATTCGCTTTCAGTTCTATTAAGTAAAAGTCTAAATTTATTGTAGTGTTTCAAAAATTCATTATGTAATTGTGGTGTTTTTAAAGCTTCTAAATCAAGCTCGGTGTCGTTTATTTTTAATTTTTTATCGGTAAGTTCTTGTAATTCTTCAAGTGTCATAATATCTCCATTATATTATCTAGTAATATATTATTATATAATATACTATATCTAGTCTTTTGTCAATAACCTATGTAGTAGGAACTTGACTTGCAGATTTTCCAGGTTCAGAAAATTCGTAATACGCATATTTAAATGTAACCGTGGAAGTTATATAGTTAATATCCGTTGCTTGTTGTGTGAAACTAGCACCAGACATTGAAACAGGAAAAACATCTATAAATCTAACTTCTTTTATTACATTGTTTTTCGCTGATAAAATTGCTAATGTAGCGTCTGATAAAGCAGCACCCATATTTGTAGCAGGTTGTTCTTTTTTACTTATAAGACTAACATCTTTTCCTTGACTAGGAAATCTATCTCTACCAGCTGCCAATAAATTTGCATAGTCTTTATGGTCAATAGGTACTCCTAGTCCTCTTAACCAATTGTGTATTTCTTCAAAATTTTCAAACTTCTCGTCTACCATATATGTAAGACTTAAATCTCCATAGTCAAATTTAACTCCAGGTAATGGAATATCTCTCAAAGGAGTAGTTTGTGTAGCACTAGTCATTTGTATCCCAGGTATATTAATCTCGGTACAAAAGTATTCTACTTTAGGAAGTTTTGTAATTTTAAATTTAAATTGCGCTGGACTAGCATAGTCTAGTTGCGTAGGTTGTCGTGTTATTGCGTTTGTATCAGTCATACTATTATTTATATGAGTTTTTAAACCAAAAAAAAGGCGAGATTTTTTAGGTCTCGCCTTTTCTAATTACTTTACAAAAATGTAAGTTATTAATTGCAATTACGCAAGGTTAACAACTTGTACTTTTCTGTAGTATCTGTTAGCGTTAGCAGCACCAGCACCGTCAATTACAGCGTCTGTACTAGAAGAAGCTTCAGCAAAAGGATTTGCCTGTAAGCCATATCTAGTTTTGAAACCGATTTTCGGTTGGAAAGTGTCTTGTCCAACAGCTCTAACCATTTGTAAAGGTACATAAGGACAATAGAACATACCAGCGTCATAAGGAGAAGTTCCTTTATAACCAACTACATAAAATTGTTTAGCAGCTTGGTTTGCTGAGTAAGGGTCTATATACACTTTAAATCTACCGTTAAGAACACCAGCAAAAGTATTGCCTGTGTCATCAACATTTAGATTGTTATTAAGTGCAGGAGCATAGTCAAGGATGCCAGCCATTTGAAGAGCAGAAGCAACATCAGAAGAACAAACGATTATGTTCCCTTTGCCTCTTCTTGTTCTTTGAGCAATAGCGTTAGCGTCTCTTTCTAATTGGAACATAAGTCCTTTAAATCTTTCAACAGACCATCTACCATTTGAGTCAGTATCTAAATCAAAGATACCAGCAGCAGTTGTGTCAGTTTGAGCGCCTTTTTCAGAATTAACATAGATAGTTCTTACAACTTCTCTATTAATCTCAGCAAGGATCTCAGCAGAAAGAATGTTAGCTAATTCAGTTTCAGCGTCTAGGCCGTGAATAGCTTTAAGGTCTTGTGCTAATTCCATAGTGTATTCAGCTTTAAGAGCTCTACTTTTAGCAGTTAC